GAAATAGCCCCAATGACTTTGCCTATAACAATTGCTAATGGTCCAAGAACTGCAATTAAACCTAAGACTTTCAAACCTGTTTCTAAGGTTTCAGGACTCAAAGACTTAAATTTATCAACCAATTTTGCAACTTCAGGAATAACACGATTTTTAATAACATCACTTATCTGCAAAACGATTGGTAAAAAGACTCCACCTAATTCTTGCCTTAAATCACCGAACTCTCTTTGTAAAAGAATTATTCTTCCCTCAGGAGTTTTCGCAAGAGCCTCGTTAAAACCACCATAAGTAGAAGTCAAAACTTTAACGAGAGCCTCTGCACGTTCTGATTCAGTTCCATTAGCAATAGTTTTTTTAGTCGCTTCATCAAGAACAAAACCCACTCGTGTTAAAGAACCAAATTGTCCATTCAAGGCTTGAGCAAGACCATTAGTCATTTGCTTAAAATCGTCACCTGTGGCGGCAGCACCTTTTTCTGCTAACACATAATCTAAGATTGCAGGTGTAAGTTTTGCAATTGTTTCACCTTGTAAATCAAAAGTTGCAAGTTGTGATTGGGTTGTGACAATGCTTTCTCTTGAAGCAACACCAACTTTCTCTAAAGCGGAAGCCTGTTTAAGTAAAGCCTCAACACCTTGCTCTGTTGCGCCACCAGTAGTTAATAAAATTTGTCTAAGTCTTGAAGTCGCTGCCTGTGCTTCAATGGCCTCTTTGACCATAAACCCAATTGCTCCACCAAGAGCGAGCATTGGGACTGTTACATTTTTTGTTAAAGTTTGTCCGAGTTGATCAAATATTTTGCCTGTCGCACCAAATTTATCTAAACCAGTTTTGGCTCTTTGAAATTCTCTTACAGCGGATTTAATACCCTTATCATCAAATTGGGTGAGAATGGGAACAATAATTGCCATTATTTGACCACCAATAAGTTTCTGTTAACTTTCGCGGATGCTTCTTGTAAGGATCGCTCAATACTATTATCAATCAAATTCTGATTTTTCAAAGCGGCAGGCCAAATATAACGCGAAGCCCCAGCAACCCTATTTAAGTTTTTAATTAACGCTGTGCCTTGTCCGTTCAATGAATAACCATTTGGTCTGCGCCTTGATGGTTTTGATCTACCTGAGGTTTTACCTGAAGAAGTTTTACGACCAGCCATATCAATAATGGCCATACCTCGACCCAAAACAACAACTTTTAAGAGTGATGTTGGTTTACCTGCACTAGGTTTTTTTGTGCTTGTTTTAACTTCCGTTTTATTTTTGGATGTATCAAAAGAAGTTTCTCCTGTATGTGTAAAACCTGAAAGTGGTGCAGTTCTAGGTAAAGCATTTTGAATGCTCCTTGCATAAGGTTTTGCAAAATTTTTCACATCAGTATTCAGTTGATCATAAAGAGTTTTATCTAATTGTTTAAGTTCTAAAAGGGTTTCTCGTAAACCGCGAACTTCGGTTTGAATAGTTATAGCCACGTTTACCTCTTATTTTGTTCGGTTGCTCTCCAACGCAGATACATACCCATAGTGAAAAGCATACGATCAGACTCTTGTAATAGCAAAGACGGAGCGATACCAGTTTCACAAGAAAGGTAAGCAATAAACCAATGCTCAGAGTTTTCTCCGAGCGGTATTATTTTGGGTCGTTCTCGCTTACACCAATCTCATCAACTTCATCTAACCAGTTATCAAATTCTTTTTTAACAGAGTTGGTTCTTTTTTCACTATGCCACGCAAGAAAAAGCAGATCAGTCAGTTTGAACTCGGATTCGAGTTTTGCGACTGACCTGCTGTACTTTTCTTCAAACGCAACTAAGTCTCTTGCTGAACAAACTATTTCTTTTGAAATACCATCATTGTATTTCACGCGCAGATTGATTTTCATTTGTTTCCTTTTTGTTTTAAGCGGTTGCTCTGGTTACTGTTCCGCTTATCGGGAAAGTGACCGATAGGCTGGCCAAATCACCTACGGAACTGGCGAATGGACTGTATTGAGTAACCAATGCTGTCATTGTGTAACTTGGGTTAGTTGATGATACTGCTGAACTTGTTGGTCTGATTATTACTGTTGCGAGCGTTGCAAGCAATGGTGATAATACTGCATCAACTGAACCTGCACCGAAATCTTGCATAAAGTTTAGTGTGAGTGATGCTTGTTGTAATCCACCGATTCTGGTTCTAAATCCTTGACCGAAAGCGGTTGTTTCTAAATCGTCAGCCTCTATTGCTAGTTCAACTGAGTTTAGGTTTTGAGAAAAGTTTGTTCCCGCAACGGAAACAAAATAATCTGTTGCAGCAAATTTTGCCATTTATATTTCTCCTTAGTCTGCGTACACGAGAACTGTAAATTCTCCTGTGAGATAAAGTATATCTTGTATAGATAGTTGTCCGTAATTTCTCATCTCAGTTACTCTGGTATCGAATGCGCTTCCACCTAAAGTTTTATCGCCCTCAATTGCCAGTTTTATGCTTGATGCATCTGTGCTTGAAACAAAGCCATCTAAGTTTGATTGAGCGGTTCTTTCGGAAACTCTGCCAACGATAACTAACACGTTGAAAACGTAGGTTTGCATCCCTCTGTTAAAAGTGTCGTCATAGGAAACACTTGATGGCATCACAACAGCAATCGGTGGATTTGGGTTGTCAGGCATAAATGATGAAGTTCTTAAACCCGAAATTGTTGCAAGTCTTGTTGCTAAACCTGTTCTAAGCGTTGAGATGGATGCCATTAAATAAAGTTTCGCATTCTTTTGTATGGTTGGACCAATTGTGCTACATCTGGATCGAGTTGATTAGATACGCGAATTGCGCCAAGATCGCCAAATCCGACAATACCCATTGGGCTGTCTAAACGTTTGTAAATTCTTGATGCTTGAATTATGCAAGCCTGTGTAATTGTTACTGGGACAGACGGCCAGCCATAAGTTCCTGTTACCTTAACTAAAGCCTCTCCCCCGCTGATAGGCCACAAATAATCACCAACTGCTCTGATAGATGTGAAAACCCAGGGAATGCCATCTAAAACTTGATTCAAAGGTTCGAGTTGATAATCGTCAGTATCCCAAGTTGTATCAAAAATTCCGTCAGCATCTGAGGCTGTTTGAATAGTAACTGTTCCACTTGCTAAATCATCAACTTCAACAACGAAATCATCCTGCGCAACAAAATATCGCACCGCAGTTCCATAAGAATAAAATTGTCTGCTGGCAAATCCGTCTATAAGTCTTGAGGCTGATTCAACCGCCATTTCAAGCAAAGTGTTATCAATGTTATCTGTTATACGCAAGGCGGCTTTGACTTCAGCCAAGGTTGCGTATCCGTTTGTAATTGCCAAAACAACTCCTAAGTCTTAGTCCTAGTTTAGACTACTGATTGACCCCAGTTACCTTTATATTTGATTAGAAAGTCATTTTCTAAAACAAGGTTCTCACGACCAAATACTACTTCTTTTCTTTTGGCTTTGCTATCAGTCAAATCTGTAAAAGCAAGGCGCACATTTTTAGCAGCCTTACAATAGGCATCTGTCCAAGTCAATTCATACTCGATAGATTCTGCTTTAGATTTAGGCACAGGAATATCTATCTTCTCTAATACTTCACGCTCGTAAACACCCATATACATACCATACATACAAGGATCATTAGTTAAAGCGATAGAACCTTTATCTTGGTACAGCAATTCAAAAATTTTTTCATCTTTTATGACAACAGAATCTTGAAGAAACATAAATCGGTTTATTTTTGTGTTATTAAAAACCCAGTTAATTTTGCCTAACTCGTAAGTGAAGTCCGATAAAACTAGAATAGGTTTCGAGATAGAAGCCAAGCATTGTTTCAACCAATTTTCACGCTTAGGTGTTGTTGCAATAACTATCATATTTTTTGTTTGATTAGAGTACTTGAGATGCCTTTTGTGTAAGGAATATAAATCAAACTTATGTTTCTCTCATCCAACCAATCTTGGTCAAACTGCATTTGTTGGTAATAATCTTTCCTAGCCCAATCAGAACCAATAGCAATCACATCAGGTTCACACTTTTCAATAGCGGGTTTTGAATCAGCACCACCAATATTAGAAACAACAAAATCAACATATCTGCAACCTTCTAAAACAACTGATCGTTCGTGAAAAGACAAAATAGGTGTTTTCTTTTTGTACTTATAAATAAATTCATCTGTGTTCAATGAAACTGTAACAGAGCCATCAACTCCTGCGATTTCTGAGCACCTTTTGAGAAAGTTGATGTGGCCAGCGTGAAAGAGGTCGAAAGTTCCACCAGTATAAATCTTTAATCCCATCCAAATTTCCTAGTTCGTCTAATAGACCATTTGCCCTCACTAAAATCTTTGGTTTCAATTTTATGATTCATATATTTAGAGTTCGCAATATAAGATAGGTTATTTTGGTTTTGAAACCCAGCGTTCAAAGTTGAAGAATTGTCGTGCGCCAGAGGTATAAAAGAATTGACAACCTCAACGTTGTGAAATTGGCAACGTCTTTCATAATCGTTGTCCTCAAAATATCCTGGCACAAATGATTCATCAAACAAACCAACCTTGTCCACAACTTCCCAGCCCAAACTAAAAGCACACCAACTAGGTGCACCATTAGAAAGAACAATTTTGTCTTTACTTGAAATTTCTTGAAACATCTTGAGAGAGTCCCCACCCCACTCAACATCAAAATTAGAAATCAACCAATAATCTGAATGTGGTAAAGATTTGATTCCAAGATTCCAGGAAACAGGAACACCAATATTGCTCGGCAGTTTTATGTGCCAAATTTTTGACACCCATTGATTCCAAAAAGGTTGCCAGTCAAAACCCTTTGATCCGTTATCAATGACCACTAAATCTTTAATTGGGTAATTTATAGACTTGATCATTCTGTCCAATAAGTCGTAACGTGTTAAAACAGGAACAATCATTGCTGGTATCAAGTTATGTCTCCCCAATCACTAAAGGCCCAGATTTTGCCCTTTTAAGCCTTTTTAGACCTATCTGAGGCCACTCTGGCAAATATGCTGTCCAAAGTCGGTTTCCAATGATTTTCAAAAACAAAATCAGCATCATATTGTTTAGCAAAATCAATTGCTTTTTGGCTAATTCCACGACCTCTGTTATACGCCTGTGTAAGTGCATCAATAATTTCTGGAACACTTGGAATTTGAAACCAAGATTTTTGCCCCGCATCCCATAGAGGTTGCCCACCAATCAACCAACCATCAGCGCAAAGTTCTTTGCTCGCTGTGAAATCTGAAAGAATTACAGGCTTACCACATCTAGCCGCTTCAATTGCCCCTATTCCGAATCCCTCACCAAGTGATGTTCCAAGGTAAACATCAAACGCTGTGTAAATAGATGCCAAAATATCTTGACTTATACCTGAACGTAAAAGATAAGGATCAGGAAAAATAACTTTCTTCGGATCAATACCGCAAGACAAAATCAAATCATTCAAAGCAATACCACCAAGCGAACCTGAAGCCTCTGTGTGCAAATACAAAACAGCATCATCATATTTTTTAGAAAACATTGAGAACGCTAAAAGGTTTTCACCAAACGCTTTCCGAACAGGTGACACACCTTTATTCGCAGCATTCATACCAACAACAAATTTGTTATCGCTGATACCCATAAACTCTCTACCAGTCATTTCATCACCATCAATAGTTTTGAAAGTTGGTGATGGTTTGAAAACTGATTCAATTGCGTGCGGGACATACCAAGATTCGATACCAACATTTTCAAGCATTGCTTTACCGAACTTGCTCATAGCAATCGGGTAAACATAATCTTGTCTGCACCAAGCGGCAACTTCGGGTGGTGCTGGCATATGATCAACTGGTGTCCACGAAGCAACAGGAAACTCTTTCCACTTTGTGCCTTTGAAAACCCAAACATCAAACAAAGTCATTAACAAATGTTCTGCATCTTTATCTTTAGATGACCAATGGTGCATATGCGCTGGAATAACATCATTAGACCAAGTTTCATTGCCACGCGGATAAACAGGAATATCCCCATAAGGAGTGTTCCAGTTTGTTGTCGCTGCTTCTATACCATAATTGGCTGCAATAGCGATTTGATAATTATTTTTTTTAAGCCTTGTTGTAAATTGATTTGCTTGCTGTCCATAACCAGTTTGTGCCCAGGGACTATTGGATGCTAAAAGGATTCTTCTTGGATGTTGTACAACATTTTGTACAAGATTTTTATTTTGTTTTGCTAATGCTCGTCTTTGTTCACGATTCACGCAGGACTCCGTAGGTGTGCAGGTTGTCTCCCACCTTATTACAGATGGGAGACGAGTTATGTCTAGGACACGGCCTGCGCTCCGTGTCCCAGAACTTTTCTTAAATCAAAAACTCGGTTTAGGAGTTGCTTGACTTAAAGAATTTAACGTGACTGGTCTGGATTAGATCGCCATCGTATCGAGCGGTTGCACGGAATGTAATTAAATCATTTGAGAACGCGAAGTCATCTGAACGATCTAACTTAATTCCACCAACTGAACGGACATAGTAACTTGGAAGATTTCCGAAAATCACAGGTTTGACGGCTGATGCTGCTGTTGCCATTGCTGGGTTTTCGAATATTGGATAACCAAGTAGTAAGTCATTTGCATCTGCTGAAAGTGCTGGTGTGAACAAGAACTGTCCAGCATTATCTTTCAACTTACGAACGTTTGCAATTGAAGTTGCGTTCATTTGGAAACCAGTTCCAGGAAGCCTACGACCTACTGTGTCAACTGAATAAACTAAATCAATTAGGTTATCTGCTGTTGGGTTGAGGGAAGTTCCTGTTACTGCTGAACCTGCACGAGTAACAATTCCGTTTGGCTCGACAGTTCCTGTGCCTGTTGTCAATGCAGTATTAACTGCAAATCCAAGGGCATTTCCTGTTTGCACAGCCAGAAAATTCAAAATGTCAACTCCGTTATCTTCAACTAATTCACGAGATACTTGTGTCAAGAATGAATATTTATATGCTGACAAAGTTCTGAATGCATTGAAAACTGGGTCTGATTCTGATATTGCTGCTGCTTCTGCTGTCAATGTTCCAACTGAATATGTGCTTAGTGATGGAATTTGTAGATTCTCACCTGAAGCAGTATTTAGAATGGTTGAAGTTTCCAGCATTGGTCCAACTGTTCTAGCAAGTAAAATTACTTGATCGAAAAATGAAGTTGGAACAGGGCTACCAGTTGAAGATTTTGTTATATCTCTTTTTTCAAAGTTAAATGAACGGATTTCACCGCGTGCTAAAGCACGGATGGCATCTGCATCATTTTTTTCTTCAACTGTTTCTGTAACTGGTCTTGCTTGGTTTTCGAAACCTTGCATTGCTGCAACAGCGCGAACTTCACGCTCTGCATCTGCTTTCAGGGTTTCAATTACTTTTGCTCGTGAATCTAGGTCAGCAGAAATTTTTTCATATTTTGCGTTTTCCTCAGCAGTTAAATCACGCTTTTCTGCCGCAGCAACATCAAGAAGTTCCTTGGCTTCGTGCCAGGCTTTTTGACGTGCCTCGTGTTGTTGTTTGATGTATTCCACGAATACTCCTTATATAATTGTTTTTGATATTGTGTATCTGCGAGGCTCACTCGACAGTAAAAATGGTGGTGGCATCCACGCAACCACTATTAGTCTAACAAAGATTTAACGTGTCTCTTTTATTTCTGTGATTCTGGTTTCTTTAACAGGTTCAAACTTTTTAGTTTCCATTGGCTTATCAATATTCATCACAGCCTCAGCGAAAGCATCAGCCATCTCAGAAATCAAACCTGATTGTGGATAACCTGCTGTTTTCAATATTGCATCTTTTATTTTATCTTTTTCCATTTTGTTATACCGCCTTAAATAGTAGGTCTAATTGTTTACGTTTTAGTTCTAATAATTCGTCAGAACTTGGTGTGTTATCTCTTAATTTGCTCACAACTTCTTGTAAAAGATCAGCATCAGAATCTGCTAACTTTTCTCCCGCTTCAAGTTTGACCATTGCATCAGCCAAGGCATCAACATCAACATTAGTTCTTGTTGCAAGAATGTCTAAACTTCTAACAGATGCGGTTGTTGCGGTGTAAGCAGGGAAACCTGTCACGATTGAAACTTCGTGTAAACGGATTTCTTTAAGTTGTCTTGTCATACCATCTTCAGAAAAATTATCTCCTTTAGGTGGCACGGAAAAACCGAAAGACATTGAATGGACATCTCCACGTTTCATAAGCACAGCCAAGTCACGACCAGCGGTTGTGTCAGGCAAAGTTGCCTCAGCCAATAAACCTTTTGAATCCTCAGTCAGTTTCAAAGTTTTGGAACGTGTTGAGGCTAAAACTTCATCCATATTGTGATTCTTAAATAGTTTCACTTCATTGCGTGATTTCAAGGATCGTTTGAAAGCACCAGGTAAAATTCTTTCAATGAAAGGTAGTGGTTCTGAGTCGCTGTCAAAAACTGCTGCGTATCCTGAGAACTGCATTCCGTCTGATTCTGTGGTCAAAACTCTTAGTTGGAAATCCACATCATTTTTGATTCTGCGTTCTATTTTATTCACTTGGGTTTCCTTTTCATTGTGATTTAAGTTTACATTAACTGAGGACCAGCGTGATTGTTTTTCTTCCATATCTAATCTTTCAACAACTCCTTGCGCGTAATCAAGAGTCCTTTGCGCTGCCCTTTTAGTTGCTCCGCTTCCCCAGAGAAAATGTGCTACAACTCCTGGAGATGGATAATTATCGGAAGTTGGTTTTGCATCAGGTGAATCTAAATCAACAAGATGACGAGCAATCCAAGGTGCAATCCTGCGCCACTTATCCTCAGAGACACGACCTGCGGCCATATCTCTTGCTTCTTGTTTAGTTTTATCTGTTAGACCATCACCACCGAAACCTTGACGATTAAGTTCTAAACCTCTACGAGCAGCAGCACGCATATATGCAGGTGGTGTCAAGTTAACTTGTCTTTCTTCAATCTCAATAAATTCATCTCTTGTAGATTTAGGATGACCTTTTGGAAGAAGATCATTATCAGTTACATATTTGGGATTTGCTGGTCTGCCATTTCTCAGCAAATACAAAAAAGCGTTCACTCTTGCCATTGACCAAGCCGCTCTGGAAACACCTGGTCTGAAAGAAGTTGAGTAAGCCCCACTACCACGCCTATAAACAGATTTCAAAGTTCCTAATGTTGTTTTTGTGTAATCAGGTTTTCCTTGTTTTTCCATTTTTTCGTTATGTTCAGAAACTTTATTTTTCAAACCTGTTGTTGTGGCTTCACTAAAAACAATGTCTGAACCTGAATCTTTAGCAGAACCAGGTTCGTTTGTTTCGCTACCTTTTATTTGTTCTTTCTTAGGTGCAGGTGCTCTTTCTTCATCTTGGATTTTTTCTACTGAATCTGCTTGCCAAGCATTGCAGTAATATGCACCATTTACATAGTCATCCCATTTTTCACACCAAGCACGAAGTTCCCCATTAGCAAATTCTTTGACATCATCTTCTTTGTAAAAAATACAATTACCACAAGCGCGGCCCTCAGGCACATCTTCACTCAAAGATGGTCTGTAATTATCAGGCAACACCCGATACATTGTTTTCATCTTTTTTTTCTTTTTAATTCTTTCCCCACCTGGTTCAATATCTTCAGCAATTGAAACAGCAACCATTTGATCAATGGCTTCTTGTTTAGTTTCGTGGCAACCAATGACTTCACCATCATCTTTTATTGTTGCGAAACCATCACAACCCGCAGCATCATCAGTAATAAAATATGGCATTAATTTACCTCATAAACCGAAGTCGGATTTAGTGGGTCA